CTCTGTACCAGTCAATGGAGTCAGGCAAGTTCAAGGTTTTTGATACGCTGTCAGACTGGTTTGAAGAATTTAGAATGTATCATAGAAAAGACGGAAAAGTCGTACCCCTCCGTGATGACATAATGAGCGCGACAAGGTACGCATTCCAATCACAGAGATTTGCATTAGCGGGTGAAGACCCAGCATGGACACACGATGTAACCTATAGGAATTATGGTATTATTTAATGGCTGAAGAAATTACAGAAGAAGAACTATTAACCAGAATTAAAGGCGAATTGACTGACGCTCTGGGTTATAGTGATACGATCTCGGAGCAGAGAGAGAAGGCTATGGAGTATTACTATGCCTTACCCTTCGGTAATGAAGTAGAGGGTCGCTCTCAGTTTGTAGATTCTACAGTCCAAGATACTATTGAGTGGATAAAACCATCCTTGATGCGTATTTTTGCATCGGGCGATGAGATGGTTAAGTTTAGTCCTCACGGCCCAGAAGATGTTGACATGGCTAAACAAGCTACAGACTATGTAAACTACGTCTTTGCAAAAGACAACAATGGTTGGGAGATTCTTTACTCTTGGTTTACCGATGCTTTGCTATCCAAGAACGGGATAGTCAAGGTTTGGTGGGATGAGTATTCTGAGGCTCAACGAGAGGAATACAGGGGGCTGGATGAAGTAGCTTTCGAGGCTTTGGTTGCTCCTGATGGGGTAGAGGTCGTAGAGCATCTTGAATACCCTGAAGGAGAGCAAACCCTCCACGATGTAGTTATAACTAGAGCTTCTTATGACGGAAAAATAAGAATAGAGAATGTTCCGCCTGATGAATTCCTTATAGCTAGAGAGTCGAAGACTATAGAGGATGCTAACTTTGTATGCCATAGGGTAGAAAAAACTTTATCACAATTAAGGGAGATGTACCCAGATAAAGATATAGACCCAGAAGAGCTTGGCTCTGGTGGTTACGATGAAGAGGCGTATTCCATGGAGCGGTTAGCTCGATATGAATTTGACAATTCTTCAAAGTATAGTGGTTGGGGTGCAGGCTCTGGTAATAATGATGAATCCCAGCGAACTTATTGGCTACATGAAAGTTTTATCAGAACAGATTATGATGGTGATGGGCTTGCAGAGTTAAGAAAAGTTTGTACAGTGGGTGATTATGTTCTGGCGAATGAAGAGATTGATGAAATACCCTTCATTTCGATATGTCCCATAAAAATCCCCCATAAGTTTTTCGGGCTGTCTGTTGCTGATCTAGTAATGGATCTTCAGTTAATGAAGAGTACATTGCTCAGAAATCTCATGGACAATATGTATAACCAGAACTTTGGTCGCTACGCTGTTCTTGAGGGGCAAGCGAACTTAGATGATCTATTAACACAACGGCCTGGTGGTGTGGTTCGCGTAAAGTCTCCCAATGCTGTTATGCCCCTAGCGACCCCACCACTAGAGCCGTACTCATTCCAAATGCTAGAATACCTGGACAGCGTGAGAGAGTCCAGGGCTGGCGTATCAAGGATGTCTCAGGGTTTAGATGAGAATGCGCTTACTTCGCATACTACCGCAACTGCCGTTAATGCAGTGATGAATGCTTCGCAGAGCAGGGTAGAGTTGATAGCTAGAAACTTTGCTGAAACTGGTGTGAAAGGATTGATGGTAAGAATATACCAACTACTTCTAAAAAATCAAGACAAGGAAAGAGTTGTTATGCTTCGCAATGAGTGGGTTCCAGTTAGGCCAGACGCATGGAATGATAAATTTGATTGCACTGTTTCAGTTGCTTTGGGCAATGGAAACAAAGATCAACAGCTTTCCCACTTGACTATAATGCTGCAATTTGCTGGTGACGCTATGCGTGGCGGGTTGCCAATAGTTAACATGCAAAACATGTATAATATTGGAGCGGCAATGGTTAGGAATATGGGCTTTCAAAACGTATCTGATTTCTTGACGGACCCATCACAAACACCACAAGATCAAGGACCATCACAAGAAGAGCAAATGGCTGCCATGGAAATGCAGTTAAAGCAGAAGGAGTTGGAGATAAAGGCTGCTGACATACAAGTCAAGCAGATGAAGATCCAACAGGTTGCTGCGGCTGATGCGGTTGACGCAGAATTGAAAATGCAAGAACTTCAACTTGAGCGCGAACAAAAACGCGCAGTGGCTATAGGGGATACATAATGCCATACGGAATCGGTACATACGGGAGCAAAAAAGGGCGCCCACCCAAAAAGGAAGTAAAGAAAAAGAAGAAAGTAAAGAAAAGTTATGGTAGATGACCAACGAGAACAGAGGGCAAAGATACTACTCGATGACCCACTGTTTGTAGAAGCATTTGAAATATTAGAAAAAGAGTTGTTACTGAGTTGGTCAAGAACTAACTCAAATGATGTAGCCCAGCGGGAGTCATGCTGGTTAGCGACGAGACTGCTCGAAAGGGTCAAGGCACATATAACGTCCATAGTTGAAACTGGACACATGGCTAAGATTCTGGAACAGCAACACCCACATATATAAGGAGAAGTAAAAATGGCGGATACGCAAAATGCCCCGTCCGTGCCGCAAGGCCGAATAGCTCCCTCAGAAAGCATTGAGGCAGCCCATAGCGCAATTCTTGGCTTATTAGATTCCGACGAGGAAACACCTGAGAGCAAGGAAGAGCAACCTTCAGAAGAGGAAGAGTCTACAGAGGAAACTCAAGACGAATCATTGGAAGAAGTTTCCGAAGAGGAAGAAGAGTTTGAGGACGATGAGTCCGAAGATGAAGACGAGTCTGAGGAGTCTGACGAAGAGGAAGAAGAGGAGCTTTATTCTGTCCGTGTAGACGGAGCGGAACACGAAGTAACCTTTGACGAACTCTTAAAAGGCTATAGTCGCCAGTCGGATTATACAAAAAAGACGCAAGAGATAGCCACGGAAAAGCGCGATATGGAATCACTGAGAGATCAGTATAATTCCGAAGTCTCGCAAATCCAGGCAGAGCGTCAGCAGTACATGGAAGCACTGACCAATATTATTCAAAATTCGAATATGGATCAGTTTGCAAATGTAGATTGGAATTCTTTAAAAGAGAACGACCCTATAGAATACGTTACAAAGCGTGAGGAATATAGGGAGTCTCAAGAAAAGATACAAGGGTTGCAACAGCAACATGCTCAAGCGGCGCAACGGCAAACATCTGAAGCCCAGCTAGAGCATCAGAGATCGCTGCGTGAAGAATATTCTAAACTCACAGAAGTATTGCCTGAGTGGACGGACGATGAATACAGGAACAAAACAACAGTTTCCTTACGTTCGTATGCCACTACTAACGGCTTTACTGCTGAAGAGTTAAATAGTCTTGTAGACCATAGGTCTATCCTTGTTCTTATGAAAGCGCAAAAATATGATGCACTAAAGAGCGCAGACATAAAATCTAAAAAAGTAAAGAATAAACCAACTATGGCTCGTTCTGGTTCGCCCAAGAGAAAGGCCGATAAAAGCAAAATCAAACGTACTGCCCAAATGAAGCGTCTTCAAGGGTCAGGTCGCATCGATGATGCGTCTACACTTTTAGAGGATTTTATAGACATTTAACTAAGGAGGGAATGCTATGACAGTTCCTGCAAATACTAGGGAAACCTATGGTGCCATTGGCATCAGGGAAGACCTAAGTAACATTATATATAATATCAGTCCAATGGACACTCCGTTTATGAACGGTGTTGGACGGGGTTCGTGCGACAACACGACCTTTGAGTGGCAAACTGATACTTTGAGCGATACGGCAACTAACAGACAGAAAGAAGGCGATGACTATGCTTCTACTGCTGCAACAGAGCCGAGACGTTTGACTAACTTCACACAAATCTCCGCAACGCAAGTCCAGAGTTCTGGAACTGCTGAAGCAGTGGATTTTGCTGGTAGAAAGTCAACTCAGGCTTATCAGCTTGCTAAACGCGCTAAAGAATTAAAGCGCAATATGGAGACAATGCTTTTAGATGACACTCTAAAAACTATTGCCTCGTCTGGTTCTGCTAGGGCAACTGCTTCTGTTGGTACGTGGATGGGTGGGCCTATTCTACTGGAAACACCCGTTCTGGATGGAACCCAAGCTACAGTTGTTGGGTTGCAGAATCTTGGAGCAGGCTCTGTCGGCCCAGATGGTACGACCGCCCCAGCGGCTGTTGCAGGTTCAACCACTGCGATTACGCTTGCTGGAATAAACGAAACTGTATCTCGTATCTGGGATAAGGGCGGAACACCTGACGTTATTATGTGTGACGGCCCAACTAAACAGACAATCAGTTCGTCTAGTGTTGGTGGTTCTGTGGTTGCCGATCCTATAGGTAACAACTCAGGTGGTAAAGCCATTACTGCTATAAACGCAGTGGATGTTCTGGTTACTGACTTTGGTACGTTTAAGATTGTTCCTAACCGTTTCTCGGTTGCTACTTTCGCATATTTCTTTGACTACGATCTGTGGTCTATTGATTACTTGCGTCCTTTCCGAACGGAAACTCTTGCGAAATCTGGCGATAGCGTGAAGCAACTCTTAATTGCTGAGTACGGCCTACGCTCTAAGAATGGGTTTGGCAATGGTCAGTTGAGAGGTGTAAAGTAAGTTAGTCTTGGTTTAGCCCCCTTCGGGGGGCTTTGCCTTACAGGAGAAATAAGATGGCAAAAATTGGACAACCGCCTAATAAGGGTACTGCAACTGCTGCTGGTCCAGATATGAATCCTCCTCCTTATAGTGAGGGAGAACCCAAACTTAAAAAGTATGGGCCAGGAGTAGATGGTGCTTTAGGAACTACCGATCATAATGGTAGCATAGATAACGTCATAAGCACACAAGTTTCTAAGGTGGGGAAAGATGTCTATGGCTGGTAAAGTAAAAGGGGGAAAATCCCCTACAAAGACTGAAAAGAAAGTAAATTCAGCTTCTACGCGTGAGGAAAAACTCTCTGACGCTAAGATCCGTATGGATAAAATTGTGAAGGGCGACGATCAGGGATACCATTTGAGATGAAAAAAGACCCTGTATTGGCTTCAACGCCAGTAGATACGTTTCATTCAAACGCGGATGAGACAGAGTTTACTATAAATACATATCAGGATTGTGAGCCTATACTGGAGGAAAACAAGAAAGCATATAATAATTATGGCGACTTGCTTACTCCAGGGAAGACTGGTGAAGGTGTAAGGGTTGCCTCTATTCCCCTGACTGTATGGACTCAATGGATGAAAGAAACCAACGGGGAGATACAGAGAGATCATAATCTTATGAAGAGGTATCTCAACGATCCTGGTAACAAATTTCTTAGAACTACACCAACGAGGATTTAATTATGTGGTTATACGCATTTGGCGTCGCAGGACGCACACAAAGAAATTATCCAGTCTTAAACCAAAACGTATTCTTCTCAGCGCGTAACGTCTAATGGCTATAGGGACTTACGCAGAACTACAGACTGCGGTAGCTAATTGGTTAGACAGGGATGATCTAACAGCTAGGATAACAGAGTTTATCGCTTTAACGGAGGCCCGCATGAATCGGATTCTCCGTTTATCGATAATGCTAAATGTAGATCAGACTACATTAGGAGGGGCCGCCGCATTAGTGGGCGGAACCAGGGACTATGCGCTGCCTTCTGGCTACCTTCAGATGGTAGATTTTCATTTGAGGACTGATCCTATAATTACGTTATCCTACATCACCCCTGAGAATATGAATAGGATGTGGGCTGGTAGTCAAAGCGGAAGGCCAGTAGCTTATACAATCTTTTCGGACAATGCTAGTGGAACACCTATAAAGAAGGTGAAACTTGGTCCTTCGCCAGATATTGCTTATGACTATTCTATAATGTTTTACAAGAAGATTGATTCTCTCTCGATTACTAATACTACAGAACAGATGTTGACGAACAATCCAGATGTATATCTGTACGGAGCGTTGATGGAGGCAGAGCCATTTCTGATGAATGATGCTAGGGTTCAATTATGGGCCACAGCTTTTCAACAGGCTATTGCTGATTTGCAGGAACAAGATAACAAAGACCGTCATTCGGGTAGTGCAATGAGGGTTATGAACACAGGTGGGTATCACTAATGGCACTAGAAACTGGTAATTATATTGATGATCTGGTAATCACAAACCCTACGGCTTCAGATCCGATTAGTCAGGGCGATGACCATCTTCAATTAATCAAGAAAGTTGTAAAGCAATCGTTCCCGTCTGTTGACGGAGCGGTACACGCTATACACCCCACCTCGACAGAACCAGCAACATCCCTTACCGCTGGTCTTATGTGGTTTGATACGGCTGCAAATCTATTAAAGATAAGGAATGAAGCTAATGATGCGTGGGTTACATTAGCAGTATCAATCATAACAAGTAATTCAGTAGACATCAATGCAGGTACGATTGATGGTACTACTATTGAAAGTTCTACTATAGGTGCAGCTACACCCGCAGCGGGAACATTTGTTGCGCTTGAGGGAACTGCTGTAAAGGCAACCTCATCACTTACCCTAGATACTGGTGTAGATATGGTATTTGAGGGAGCAACTGCTGACGCCTATGAAACTACTGTCACAGTAACTGATCCCACCGCTGATAGAACGATTACATTACCTAACGCTACGGATACATTGGTTGGCAGGGCTACGACAGATACCTTGACCAACAAGACCATGACAAGTTCTGGCAATACTTTTGATAATTCAACAGATTCGGTTAAAGGGATGGCATCCTTTCACACGGATAACTTTTTAGTATCTTCTGGAGCAGTAACAATCAAGGATGCTGGTGTAGCAAATGCCGAACTAGCGGATATGGCAGCTAACACAGTAAAGGTTAGGAATGCTAACTCCTCTGGAGTACCGTCTGATCTTGCTTTAGCTACTACAGAAATTATGATTGGTGATGGCACGGGATTCACAGTAGCTGCATTGTCTGGCGATTCCACAATGACTAATGCTGGTGCAGTAACAGTTACTGGGATACAGGGCGAATCAGTTAGTGCCACTTCAGCAGCTAACGATCAATACTTGAAGTATTCAACTGCATCCTCAGAGTGGCAAAAGGTGGATGTGCTGTCTCCTGATAGATTGACAACGAAAGGTGATCTGCTTGTCTACAATACCGTAGACTCAGAAACCAGACTGCCCGTTGGGGATAACAATTTAGTATTAACGGCGGACTCAACAGCTACCAATGGGGTAGCATGGGCAAGTACCGCATCTGCTGGGTTTTCGGTAGCAATGGCGATTGCTCTCTAAAGGTAAATATTATGGCACAAGACTTTACAAAAGACTACAAATCACAGGTTACTGATTCAGCGCATACGCTACGGACAGCTAACTCAAATGATGCTTTGATTGGCATTAGGCTAACAAACATCACAACGAGCGCGGTTACTGTAGACGTATGGATTGATGTAGCAGCAGCAGCATCAACGGCATCTGTTGTTTACCTTGCTGATGACTTACAGATTCCTCCAAAGTCATCGGTTGAGCTAATACAAGGCGGAGCTAAGATAGTTATCCAGAATACCGATCTTCTAAGGATTCAGGCTTCTGCGGCAACTTCCATAGCGGCTTGGGTTAGTGTTGTAGACGCGATCTCAGCATAGGAGGCATTATGGTTGGCGAAACAAATGGAACGCTGTATCTTAACAATCCGCCGGGTAAAGAGGGGTTCTTCCTCAATGCAGCGACTATTGATGGTGATTACACCATAGCTGATAACGGTGTGGTAGCAGGACCAGTAACCTTCACTGGAACAGTTACAGTAACAGGAACATTGGTAATCGTATGAGCAAGATTAATGTAGATACATGGGAACCTGAATCTGGTACTGCTGCTACTCTGATGGCATCTGGTGATACTGTCACATTACCATCAGGTGCAATACTTGCTGTAGCTTCTGGCGGCGATATAAACATTCTCTCTGGTGGTGAGATTGATATTGCAAGCAGCGCTACGCTGGACGTAAATGGAACTATTGACCTAACTGGCGCGACTACAACTGGTTTTCCTGCTGGTGGACTAACACAATTTAGTCAGTGGAGATTGACTACAGACTTCGCAGGCGACGCTGCGCCTATTGCTTCTAATTTGGTAGAAGTCGCTTCCCCTGTTGGTTTTGGCAAGCTGCCAGATGAGGCCGCTGGTGGAGCGAACTCAATGGCGCTGGATGCGGGAATATTTACCTTCCCCTCTACGGGATACTGGTTAATTACGTTTAATCCTCTTTGGTATACCACTGAGGCAAATGCCTATCTCAACGGACAAATATACACCACTCCAGACGATTCTGCTTATTCTGAAGCTGCAAGAGCTAGTACAAGTGCTAATGATGCCACTGCTGGCTCTACAAGTGCTACTGGCCAGTATATTTTTGATGTTACAAGCACATCAACGCATAAGGTAAAATTTAATATTGATATAGCAGGATCGACTGCTACTTGCCTAGGCAATGCTGCTTTTAACGAAACCCACATGACGTTTATGAAACTAGCGGATGCTTGATATGAAACCAGAACACATTGAAGACGTATTAGTACACTTGCATTCTGGTCAATGGTTTGGATGGAATAATAAAGAAAAAGTTTATGCCAATCTAGTCATACATAGTGCAGATGAGAAGCCAACTCAAGAATGGTTAGAAGCAGAACTCACTCGTCAGCAAGAAGCGTGGGACGCAGAACAAGTTGCCGCAGCCGAAACAAAAGCAAACGCCATTGGAAAACTACAGGCACTCGGCCTAAACGATGCTGAAATAGCCAGTATCACAGGAGGATAGTATGGCATCCGAAGTAAAAACAAATAAAATATCCCCCTCAACAAGTACGACTGTAACACTTGGTGATGCTTCTGATGTCTTCCAACTCCCTGCATCAGCAGAGATTGATATAGCTAGTGGAGCAACGCTAGATGTTAATGGAATTATTGATGTAACTGGAGCGACTACTACAGGATTTCCTAGTTCTGGATTCAACAAATACACAGTTGTTGTTGCATCTGATGCTACATTTGATTTGCAGTCAGGCACGACTAAACTCGTTATTGAAGTGCAGGCTTCTGGAGGTAGCGCTGGCAATACCGACTCGCCAGGAGGATATACAGGCGGGATGGGGGGTGGTGGAGCCTATGCGATGAAATTATTAAGCCCTATGGTTGATACGGATACTTTAAATATCACTCTCGGAGCTGCAGCTGGTGTTGCAGGCTCTGGAACTACGACATCTGTAGCGTCTGCTAGTGGCACATCATTTACTACGATTACTTGCGATGGTGGCAATGGTGGGGTATCGGGAGCTGGAGCGTACGGCGCGGGAGGCGTCGGCGGCGACGTACCAACTACTGGTGATTTTAATATAGCTGGCGGCAATGGCAGCGGGACCGTGGCACAGGGGCAGGAGGGGCAAGGTGGTGCTTGGATGGCAAGATCAAATTATAGTACTGATAATACCGTTGGACTGATATCGACAGGTTATGGTGGAGGTGGGGGCGGACGTGGTGCTGTTGGCTCCGCTGGTGCCGCAGGCGGCGCAGCAGTGGTTATCGTGTGGGAGTATAAATAATGGCTAATTATGCTGTAGTTAAAAACGGTGTTGTTGAGAATGTGGTTGTGTGGGATGGAGAAACAGAGTTTTCTGTTGACGGCGCTACGTTAATTCTTGATGACAATGCTCGTATCGGCGGAACATATGATGGCGCATTCCATTTTGTAGAACCTACGCCTCCAGAACCTACGGCAGAGCAAATAGCCAGACAAGCAAAACTAGACTCCGTCAAATCAAAACTTGAGGCTCTTGGCCTAACTACAGAAGAAGTGCAGGAGGCTTTTGGATTATGAGCGAAGTTAAAGTTGACACAATTTCTGAACGCACTGCTGCTGGTGGAGTAACCATTGATGGTGTATTACTTAAAGACAGTATAGTAAACACAGATAATATCGCAGAGAAAACGGCAGCCGCTGGCGTCACCATTGATGGTGTTCTAGTCAAGGATGGTGTAGCAACCTTCCAGACTGCTGCTGGCTCTCCTCTAGTCTTTGAGGGAGCTACAGCAGATGCTTTTGAGACTACGTTTGCCATCACTGATCCGACTGCGGACAGGACTATTACATTTCCTGATTCCAGTTTTACAGTGCCGACTTCTGGCGGAGTAACACACTCAAGTCAATGGAGGGTAACTTCAGGTTGGTCAGGTAGTGTTGATCCTATAAAACTTAATTGGGGTGCGGTGATTACATCTGCACCAGATACAAATACAACATCACCAACATCGAGTACTGCGTTAGGCGCTCCAATGTCAGTTAATACAACTACTGGTTA